TATCTTTACCAAGTTGTTCAACTGTTTTTGGATAGTCACTGCCTGTGACCAGCCATACTTTGTTGCTGCTGATAAAACTTTTGAACCACTCTTTAAACTGTGGGTCTATAGTTTGTCTACTAGGCGTAAGTGTTCCGTCTACATCAAAAATAAATCTATTCATTTATTTCTCCTTTTTAATACATAAGGCTCTTTCGCCTTGTGTAAAAGTTGAAGTAAGTACTGCTCGTTCTAATAAACACTCTGTTTGAGTTATATAGCTATCCCAGTATGTTATTTTAGGTTCTTCCAGCTCTACAACTGTACTCATGATTAAAAGTATCCACATTATCTGTTCTCTCTTTCAGCAACTCGTTTGCGTAAATCACTTGTGCTGAATCTATGATCACGCTTGTTAAAATGCAGTTGAATACCTCGCTTGCGACAAATGTCCTTGCCACTAAACTCATCTTCTTTGTATTCTTCTCCTAAGAACCTTACATCGATTTGAAACAGTTCAAGTATATCCAACAAGTCTTGCTCTGTTTCGTATGGAACAATCTCGTCAATAAACTTGAGTGCATTGAGTTGTGCATAGCGCTCTACTAGTGTTTGCACTGGTTTGTTTTTAGTATCTGGTCTATCAATAGTAGGATCAGTTTGCAATCCTACTATAAGATAATCACAGTTTGCTCTTGCTTCACGCAACATACCAATGTGTCCGGCATGAAGCAAATCAAATGCACTAAAGGTAATACCTACTTTCATATCAATCCCAATCAAATAAGTTGTTAAATGTTGTTTTTTGTTTTGTACTTTCCAAGTCATAATCTAGCACACCAATCAAGTTGTCTAACTTGTTGTCAATGATAACTTCTTCCATAGCATCGCCATCAAACGGAAGTTCCTTAAACCAATCCGGAATACGTAGTTCGTCTGTAGGATACGCAACACTTGTATACCCTAGCGGATTCTGCTTTAGTTTACAAACAATAACTTTCATACCATCTACAATCTCTTGCGAGTACTTGTCACCATTCATACGTTTTAGTGTGTTCCAGTTGATGCTTGCTCTAACGTGCCCAGGCATATTTGCTTTGCCTTGCTTTTCTTCAAGACGCTGATAATGTCCAATCTTGTTTGCACGTTTAGGTGAACCTTTTTCAAAGCCTGGACGTTCTTTAAACTCACGTCTAAACTGACTAATAGCTTCTAGTAGTTCTTTCTCAGGCTTTTTTTGCAGTACCATGTCAAGTAAATCTTTTAAGAAATCCTGCATAAACACAGGCGTATCACTGCGTTTTAGGTCCAAGCCCATTGCTTTTACTTTGCCTAGTTTACCATCTTCGTCTGTTCTAAAACCTTCAATGTCGTAAACTAATGCTGCATAACGCTTTTTAGTAATAAACAGTCCTGTCTCTGCAACAACTTCTCTACCTGCGGCAATAACATCTGATCTGCTCTTTGGACAATGAAATGCTTTCAACATCATGTCTGGAAATGTTGTATTTGCTTGTTCGCACACTTGATCATACAATGTTATTACGTTTTCTTTAGTCCACGGAATTTTACCTGCTGCGATTTCATCCTTTAATACTGGATATGCACTAAAGTAACAAGAGTCAGTATCGCCATATATCATTGCTTTACCAACGTGATCATAATCTCCTGTGATAATCTTATTAACTTCTGCACTCATATGCTTAACAATAGTACGTCCTGTTAGTGTTGTACTTTGACCGATACGCTTATCAAAGAATCTACAACCAGGATTAAGAATCGCACCATACAAACTGTTCAAGTTAATCTTTTTAACCAACTGTCGCTTATCCCAGTACTCAATCTCTACTTCGTTCTTAGCATCTTTTGCTTTTTTAAGATTCTTTTGCAGATCCTTACGTTCAGCATACCAACGCTTTAGTAGTCCAGGAATAACACCTTCAAACTCATTTGTAAAGATTGTACCATTGCTACTAAGCATCCATGGCTGATGACTATCATAAATTAACTTCCATACTTCTGCTGCACTTAGTATTTCTTCTTGACCATTTTCTAGTTCTAATGTAAGCATTACATCACGTTTTTGTTCCATAACTGCTTCATATTCTTCTGTAGCAAAACGTCCTTCCCAACTACCAGCAAAGCTCTTCTTCTTTAGTGTAGTATCATTGTGAATACGTTCGTCACTGATGTCTAAACGTATTTGCCCAACAACAGTTTCAGGACCCATATTTAATGCACGAATCACACTTGGATATAGACTGTTCAAGTCCATACTGCCAACCCATTCGTGTACACCTTTCTTTGGAAACGCAACATATGCACCTGCGGCTTGTGTATTGCCTTCATGCTGTTTTCTGTTTGGCACTTGCATACCACGTCTATGAGATTCGTTAACAATAGCTTGCTCAGTAAGTGCAACAGCACCCATTGTAGTTTGTAGCAAAACAGTATTTTCGTGTGCTAGTACGTTTGCAAGATCAATAAACTTTAGTTTTTTGTCTAGTTTGTCTAGTAGTGCAACGTCTTGAATGTTGTATTCGATGAAACGTTCAAAGTCGTTGTTGTATAACTGATCAAGTGTACCTTCGTATACTGTCTTGTTTTCGCCTACTTCTAGTTCGCCAATAGCATCTAGTCTATATGTGTGACGTTCTTCATATGTGTACTTGCGATACAAGTTAAGATAGTCCATATGTACTCTTCCGATAGTATCATAAGTTTCACTTGTCTTGCCAAACTTCTCATATTCTCTACGTTTGGGCTTTTGTCCCCACAAACAAAAACGTCTTGTGTCATCGCTGCTCAATACACGTTTTATTCTATTAATAGTATATGGAACATCATATCCTTCACTGTTCCAACCACTGTGAATGTCTGCATCTTCAATGAGATCCAAGAACATACTCAGCATTTGTCCTTCACCTTCTTTGCTGTTCGGAAACAATACAACACTATCTCCCCAACGTGCTTTACACATTGCAGTTGCTTCTTCTAATGGCATTCCTTTGGGAGGCATTGCTACAGTAACTAACATTCCGTCAAGCCACTGTAAACATACTGTAATAGCTGTAATGGGCATAAACGGATCTTCAACTGGAGCAAATCCTCGCTCTGGATCAAAGTCTGTCTCAATATCCCAAAACGCTACATTAAGTTTAGGTGCGTCTTGGTTAATATAGTTTTCACTCAAGCACTGGAAGATTGGATTGATGTCGCTTTCAAACAAGTTCTTGCCTTTGTTAATAGCAAGTTCCTTACGAAAGTCTTTTGTATTTTTACAAACAATCCTACTTAAAGTATTGCCGTATATACTTTTGTATTTGCCACGTGGATCTTCATAGTAAAACGTATACTTTGACTGATATTCGTGGAAATGTCTCTTTCCGTCTTTGCGTTCGACTACTCGAATAATGTCCGAATCTCTGTCAAAGAATGCATCTACGTATGGCATGGGCTCTCCTAGTTATGTGTTTAATATACACTCTTTATTTTGATTTGTCAACTGTTTTGCTTGTTCAACAGCCTTGTTTATTACATTTATCAACTTTTGTGCTTCTGGTGTAAAGTCTGCATTTGCTGTAATAACAGATGGTTTGTCACCATAAGCAATATCATTTAAAAAACGATGATGATTATATTCACATACTTCCAACATTTGTTGTGCTGCTGCATTATAATCTTTGATATTTTGCAGTTGTTCTATCAATGCATCTATCCTTTGTTCTATGGTATTTAGACAATCAAACTTATAATCTATTACGTTGTGGAATAGTTTATAACCTTTGTCTTCTAGTGCAGTATTTAGATTTTTTGCACCAACTAAAATACTTGGCATTTTCCAAAGTATTGGCATCCAAGTTTTTTCAGTGTGTAGTACTATTTCGTCTGTGCTTTCTGGTGTAATAAGGAATAAGCTACGCTTCCATATATCTACAGGAGGCGGAGGATTTGTATCACTATCAAACACAAAGTCAGGATCAAAGTCTTTGCTTTCTACAAATCTATCTACCTGTTTGTGCCAATCAGGAGTATTAGGTATCTTGTCCCAAATATCTTCTAATCGTTTGTAGTATATTTCGCCATGTAAGTTGGCTGTTAGTAGACGCTCTATAAGTGTATCTTTGTGTGGCCTGTATGTAAGAGTTTGACAATGATACAACTGATTAGGAGCATGTAATACTTCTTTGTAGTTTTGCCATCCTAAAAACTGATCAAACTCTGGCCAAGGCTTATGAAAACTACTATCATTGTGTCGTGGATGTATAATATTACAATGATAAATCAATCTATCTTGTTTGTACAAATCATCTATAATCTGTCTTTCAACAGGATCACGTATTATCATATATTTTATAAAATCATACGCTACACCTTCTTCGCTCCATCCTAAAATATGTAGGTTGTCAAATGTTTTATGTTGTAGACTTTTAATGTCAATGTCTAAACGTACAGTAGGTTCATAAAGCACACTTGTAACTATGTCCATTGTAAATCCTTTTTAGTTGATAACGGTGCAATATTGTGCGTTTTATAACTTTGCGGACATAGTTCACATTGTGGCATAGGCTTGTGCAGCGTTTCAAAAAACTCAGTAAGATCGTCGTCAGGATCAGCACCTTTGTATTGTTCTAATAAATCAACTGCATATTCTTCTAAAGGAAACTGCTTGATCAAGTCTTCACTTACACTAGTCAAATGACACTGGTACATTTTGCCTTTGTTAAAGTGTGTACAAGGCGGTTCTCCTCCTAAACATACTTTGTGTGCTAATGTACTGTTACTCCTATGAAACTGCCATTTATTGTTTTTAACGCCTTTTTTCGCACTGCTAATAAAATCTGTAGTTTGATACAATATAAAGTATGGACGATTGCTATTATGCGCTACATATCGTGTCTCGTCCTCAAAATTCACAACTTTATGAGGTTTTTCATTTAAAACCTCTTTTATGCTGTTTTCGATGTCTTTTTGTAAATCAGTGTCATGTATACTTATATCAATATACCAACCTAAATCAATGAGTTTTTTACAAATGTCTATCTTGTTTTTCATTAGTGTACCATTTGTACTTACATAATGTTGATTTGCATTTGGCCATAGTTGTTTTAATCCAGCAGCCCAGTTTACAATGTCAGGATTAGTAAAAGGTTCGCCGCCATGTATTGTTACAACATTTATTTTAACTAACTTACTCCATTTTTCATATTTGTGTTTGTAGTCGTCAAAACGAAAATGATTGCGAAAGAGATAGTTATTAAAACTTTCGCAACCATTACATGTTAAGTTACAAACATTGGTGATATTAAATGCACCATCAAATATTTGATACATTAAGCGTCCGTATCGTATCCTGTTGTAGCAACAATAGTTTCAAGATCTTCAAACTCGTCTTGTACACGGCCCCAGTCACGTTTTTGTGCAACTTTAATAGCTTTGTTGATAAGACTTGGTTTTACATTTAGTTCTTCTGCTACTGCTTTAACAGTTTCTTTTAACCCGCCTTGTAAATCTTCAATCTCTTGTAGAACAGTTACGCCCTCTTTGACAAGACGTTCTAGTTTGGCTTTTTCTTCTTGGCCGTATACTCTATCGCTCATGCAATACTCCTTAATGATATTGTTTTATAGTACTGTATTTTTTACTAGATGTCAAGTGCTTTTATTGGACCTAATATTTCGTATCCTTGAATACGACTTTTATAGTCGTGGTGATCACCTAAGTACAGATACTTATATCCTTGCGACTTGTAATAAGCAGGAACGTGATAACTAAACCTCCAACCAACACTATCTTCAGGATTACTATAATCCCATGCAAACTGATCACTAAATGCAATCTTATCGTTTGTATATATTCTTGTTTGTTCCCATGCTACAAGTTTATCATCAATATACAAACAATGAAAATCATTTTGTAAAATATCATCACTGTACAATGGAAATACACTGTCAAACTTTTTGTATTTGCAGTAGGCTTGGTATACACGCACTGCTTCTTTCCAACTGGGTTTGTATAAGAAAATATCAGGATCTAGATCGTATTCCACTTTGGATAAGTTAATTCTACCGTACATAGTATCCAAGCCGCCTTTCGTTTAAATATGGCTTCATGTCTTCCATCCAGTCATCATAAGGATTATCTATCCATGTGTATCCTCTGTTGGCAAGTACGTCTTTTTCAAACTTTGTAGTATCATGCCATATAGGAATATATTCATTCCATTTACTAACTGATGTACCATCTGGATTACCACTAGGACGAAAATGCAACTCAATAGGATTGTCGCCTTTGTATTCAATGTTAATATATTTTATATCGGTTATACTAGCAATAGCATCTGGAATAGTTGGTGTATAATCACTGCGTATCCATTTACTAAACTTTACAACATTTGTTTTGCTGTTCCATCCTTGCCAACAGTGTATAGGTTTCCAGCTACCATTGACATTTTCGTATGTAGCACTGTAATGATTGCCTTCTAAGTATTCGCACCAGAAGTACCCCGGAGGTGTACTAGTACAATCACCTTGCTTTAATGTTTTTATAGTTGTACATACACCCATACCTATAAGATTGTATATAGGACGTATTACGTATTCACCTGTGCTG